CTGATTGAGAAAAAGGAGTATTTCTATCTTGTGGATTATAATTAATAAAACCAGAATTAAATACAATATAGTGTCCCAATTCTTCAGTTCCTAAATCTAAAGGATATTGTACAGATTCGAAAGTTAATGGATTTCTTTTTAATGATTCTTGCTGACTGTCTTTAATTTCAAAAGGTGACTTTGATAGTAATGTAGCTGCAACCTTACCTGCGTCCTTGCTACTATTGCTAGCAAAATTGCTAACTATATTAGAAAGAAATGGTGTTGCTAAATTATTGATTACGCTTTTTAATAGTTTCTTTGCCATTGACTAAATATCCTTATTAGTAATATTTATATAGATTATACATAGATTATGGCAAAGAGTTATAAAGGATTATTCAAACCAACTAACCCAAAGAAGTATGTTGGTAATCCCAATCAAATAGTATACCGTTCATTGTTAGAAAGACGCTTTATGCGTTATTGTGACTTGAATAAAGATATACTGCATTGGGCAAGCGAAGAATTGCCAATTCCATACTTCAATCCACTAGATAAAAAATACCATAGATACTTTCCAGACTTTGTAATTAAAACTATTAAAGAGGAGAAGTATATGATAGAGATTAAACCTTCTCGTCAAATCGGTAAACCAAAACCACCTAAACGAAAAACCAAATCATATTTAAGAGAGAGTTTCCAGTATATCAAAAATCAAGCCAAATGGCAAGCCGCTAAATCGTATTGTAGTGATAATAATATGAAATTTAAATTGCTTACTGAAAAAGAATTAGGTAAGTATTAAGCCATTGCTTCAAAATACAATGCTTTGTCGTGGTATGGGTCAACAACAGTATTTAATTTGCCAGCATAAATTTTTGTACTAGAATTTGATGATTGATTATTTGATTTAATTGATTGGTCTACTATCATTGGTCTTACTTCAGGCATACCAGCAACATGGGACATTAAATCCAAATCCAATCTTTTCTTATCTGCAACACTCATATTATCAATCTCATCCACTCCTGTCATACCACTTGCACCTTGGGTAATTACCGACATGTTGGATGTTATTGAGTTGATATCATGCTTTACTCTTTTATTATAACCTTCTATTGTTTCTTTCATATCTTCTTCTCTTTGGGCCACTTGAGCGTCGCCTGTTTCTGATAAATCAGCGCCAAGTCTTTTTGCAGCTTTTATAGAAGCACCGGTTGCCATAACAGCGTCATAACTTTCCCAAAATGCTTCTCCCGGTGATTTTCCACCTGGTAAAGCAGCTTTCATTGCCGCTAATGCACCTGATCCGATTGCCTTAAACCATGTGCCCATATCAAACAATACAGTTCCTCCACCTGCCCATTTAAATATTCCTTTAATCCAATCTATAGCAGCATTAACAGGTGCCATAATTGTATCTTTCAAATTAAATGGTGTTTCGGGGTCTCCCCAATTGAATATATCCTTAAAGAAATTAACAATCAAATTAAGTGGTGCTAATGCTATATCAGTTATCCAACCAAATGTACCGCCGACTAAATTGCCAAGACCTGCTGTAATTCTTTCTAAATCAAGTGTAAATATACCTGCCACAAAATCTACAAGACCACCTAATGCCTTTGTAAAGTTTGCCATTACATCTTCACCAAATTGTGTTATACTTGCTCCCATTGCGTCAAGTCCTAAAAATGATAAGAAAGAACCTAGTAAACCTGTAACCAATCTAACTAAACTTCCAATAAATCCATCAACAATTCCTACAATTGCCCCTTTAATACCACCGATAATACCATCTGCTTTATAACCTTCTATAAAACCTTGAACACCATCTATTATAGCAAATATTAATGTAATCGGCCATGCCAATTTAGAAAGTAATCTGGTAACAGGTTTAAACATAGATAAAAACCCACCAGTAAGTTTTGCTAATGCACCACCTTCAGCAAATAATGCCCCAACAATACTTTTAAAAGGTGCTAATGTTGTTGCTATACCTGATTTAAGTCCTGCAAAAGCATTTTTAAACCCATTAAGAAACCTAGTAAATGAAACTGTAAAGTTTTTAGTAAATTGTATAGTAGCAGTTCTAACAGGTGTAAGAGATAGAAAATTAGATTTACCAAAAAATCTTGACAGAATACCAACTAAACCTTTTTCACCTGCAATAGCATTCCTTATTGCTGGTCCTATACCTTTAATAGCATCGCTAGCAGTATCAATAATTTTAGCACCAAAACCTAATGTACCAATCTTTGCCATACCTTTAACAAAGGTTGCCATTGATTTAATGGCAGGTATTTGTCCTGGTAATCTCATAATATCATCTACATTAAGCGCTTTTGCAAAAGCAGCAAGAGCAAAGAGAGCAGCAATGCCTTTTATACCAAATCCACCAGTTAAATTTTCTTTTGATATTACTCTTGGTTTTTCTGGTTCACCTTTTTTTCCATCTTTTTCTGTACCAGCATCCTTCTTATCTAAATGTACCTTCTTGGTAAAACCAAATTGGTCTGCTAAAACAGAAAAAACTTTATTAATACCGACTACTGTTGCTTTACCAGTAGCTTCAAGACCTTCTTTAAATCCAGTATCTTCTGAACCTCCAAATGGATTTTCTAAACCCTTTCCTAATCCAGAACCACCAATTGGAGCAGTAGCAGCAGATGGAGTAGAACCTGTCATTGCTGATTTAATACTATCAATAGCAGCTTTACTAGTATCTCTTATAGAGTTTACTGTATCAGTTAAAGAAGCTTTGATTGTTTCTTTAGATATATCAACCTTAACATGAACAGCATCCTCACCTCTTGCTTTTCTAGTTTTTATTATTTCTGGATTTTTTGCCATTTAATTATTTCTTATTCTTCGGTAATTTTGTACCAGGTTTACCAACATATAAACCAAAGAAAGCAGCGCCAGCACCAACGATAGTTGATATGTACATTGCTTGCGAATTGGTTGGGTCAGGTAATGTCATAAACCAGGTTACTGATTTATAAAAAGCAAAAATGTAAGCCAACATTACTAGTCTAGGTATTACTCTAAACTTATCTAATAGTCCTGCTGTTTTATTGTACCAAGTAGGTGCTTCATCACCTTCATTTGGTATCAAATCGCTTTTTGCTACTTCATACTCTTCAGTAGTCTTTTTTACTTTTACTAAATCATCTGCCATTTTATTTCCTATCTTGTTGACGAGCCTTCTCTTTCTCATCTTTTAAATGTTGTAAGAGTAGAGTTGTATATATCTCCCTCTCCCACGGAACCATATTCTCTAATTCTGCTAAAGAATATTTATGATGTTGCATTAAAGCAAAATTTACCTGGAAATAGTTTTCTAGGTTGTCGTGTGAGAGGGCGATTGAAAAAAATCCGATAACCCACTCAATGTCATTTTACTTTTCACCTTTGTTTTAGGATTTACAACTTCAACATCATGCTGTAATTTAGGCATAGTGTTGAAAAACCCTTGAATTTTATTAAAGTGACTTGTATTAAGTCCATCTATAAATTTCTGTATGTCTTCCTTTGTATAATCTTTTACATTATGCACTTTGTCGCCTTCATATATTTCATGTATTGAATTAGCAATAATCTGAAACAAATTTTCCGTTTTTAATTTTGTTGTATCAACATTTGGGTCAATGGCGTCAATTGTTGGATATTTCATAAGAATAGATACTTTATCGTTTATCTGTATCTTATTATCATGCTTATCATCAACATGAACCTCAACCTTTGTTAAATCAACCTCTACTTCTCCATAGGTCTTCTTATCGTCTGGACATAGTAATTTAACTTTAACCACTTCACCAACTGATTTTGCTCTTATCTGTAAAAATACATATTCTAAATCAAATGTTGGCAATAAATTTACATTTATTGCATTGAATGTACAAGTAGATACAATTTCTTTTAAGGCAGAAGTTATTTGTTTATTTTCACCTGACTCTAAAGCCATTAACAAAATCTTTTCTTCTTTTACCAAAAAAGGTCTGTATTTAATCTTGACATCCGTTGAAGGTAAAGTCAACTCATATGTCGCTGTTTCTAATATAGGCAATGCCATAATATTATCTCCTTTATATTAATTATAAAAATGGTGGAAATACTCTTCCGCCAGTCGTCTTACCAATAGGTAAGTTTCTTTTAACCGTTTGTAGTACATCACGGCCAACTCTCCGTATTTCAGGAGGTAATCTATTTAGTATACCACTAAATAAACCGAAATCTTTTGACGCCTTGATTGTAGGCAATTCACCAAATGAATCACCTATTGTTGCGCCGTCTACTTGGTCTGCTAATAAATTTTGCCAAGTTCTATATTTAAATTTTACTCCTACATTCATTACCTCGTCTGTTTTATCATAACCATAAGAAAGTGAGTTAAGTGTATCTGGATAAACTTCATACAATCGTACACCGTAAGTCACTCTATCTCTATCATTTTCGGATGCAAATTGACCTAATTGATATATGTCCATTGTACCGGCATAATCTTCATAATAATGCATATTGTGAGTATTGATATTAAATATTTTTTTCTGCCAATTCTCAAAAAATAATCTTTGTCTTAAAAACTTATCACCATAAAATGTACCACCAATTTCCTGTAAAACAGTATACCCATGAGGCATTTCTCTTGCTGGTCCATATATTTTATGTTCTTTTGAGTTTACATTTCTACTAGGCATGGTAATAGTATGGCACATCATACCAACATTTCTTGCCATTTCAGGACTTTCTAAATCATTATTTATTTCATTTTTTTCTGTATATGCTGATTTTGAAGTAAAACTCATTTCACTTAAAATTTTAGGTAAATAAAATACACATAAAAATCTAGTAGGTCTTGCCATACCTTCACCTTGATTTATCTGTGCTATAAATCTGTTTATTGTGGATTCTGGATTGCCACCAACCTTTTGTTTAAGTCTTCTATCACCTGGGATATTAT